TGAAATCATGGATGCTATTCGTACAGGAAACTTCGAATATGACATTTCTGGTGGTGCTAGGTAATTTTTTACTTGACAAATAAAATTTAGTATGTTATAATATTATCTATACAATAAAAGTGGGCCATTAATTTGGCCCGCTTCTTTCCCAGACACCTCTAAATATTTAGACCACTGTCTGATCTTCCACTAACAGTTACGGAAAATTCAACTACCTGTACAATATTTAGGCCGGTTATCCTACCCTAATGAGTCAGCCTTGAATGCCTAATGTTAGTTCTTTTTAGCAAACAGCCTGAAAGGAGATAACCAATGGCTTTTTCATCGGCTCCTGGTTACGGTAACCTACCTAACGGTAACTTCTCGCCAGTAATCTACAGCAAGAAGGTACAGACTGCGTTCCGTAAGACCAGTATCTGTGAAGATATCACAAACAGTGATTACTTCGGTGAGATCAATAACTTTGGTGATAGCGTTCGCATCATCAAGGAGCCAGAGATCACCGTTAAAGAATACTCCCGTGGCACCGTTGTAATGCCGCAGGATCTAGACGACGAGGACTTTACTCTCGTTGTCGATAAGGCAAACTATTTCGCCTTTAAAATTGACGACATCGAAGAAGCGCATTCTCATGTGAACTTCGAATCTCTTGCTTCTGATCGCGCTGGCTATCGCCTTCGTGACCAGTTTGACCAAGAAATTCTTGGTTACATGAGCGGCTTTAAGCAGTCGGCTCTTCATGGTCTTGCCAATACTGCTCGTGTTGCTGGCGACAAGTCCGGTACTGATCCAGTTACCGTTGCTGATAACGGTCTACTAGCTTCCATGCTAGTTGCTCGTAACAGCTTCGTTTCTGGTGGTGCTTCCACTGACTCCATCGCTACACACCCAGACGGCACCACTGGTGAAGCAACCCCTCTACAGGTTCTAAACCGGATGGCTCGTCTTCTTGACCAGCAAAATGTTGACCGTGATGGTCGTTGGGTTGTTGTTGACCCCGTTTTTGCTGAACAGCTAAACGACGAAAACAGCAAGCTTCTAAACAATGACTTTGCTGGTGGTCAGAATGCTGGTGACATTCTTCGGAATGGCCGAATCATTTCTGGCATGGTTCGTGGTTTCCGCGTTTACCTTTCAAACAACCTACCTTCAATTGGTACTGGCCCTGCTACAATTGATACCAACGGTTCCGCCGCCAACTTTGGCGTGGTTCTTGCTGGTCACGATTCCGCAGTCGCCACTGCTTCTCAAATTGAGAAGGTAGAGACATATCGGGACAACGATAGCTTTGCTGACGTTGTTCGTGGTATGCATCTGTATGGCCGGAAGATCCTTCGCCCAGAAGCTCTAGTCCGTGCCCATTACAACATTGCCGGTTAAGGGGAGATAAATTATGGCTTTAGGTGATAATACTCTTACCGTTGCCCGTGGCAATAGTGCTCGTGGTCGTCAGCCGTATTATGTGCAGGGTTTTGTAAACTTTGCTACTGCTGCGACTGATAAGGGCACTGCTCTTGCTGCTGCTGACGTGATTCCGGCTCTTACCGTTCCAGCAAATCATGTGATCTTAGCTGCTGGTCTAGAAGTTACCGCCGTTAATGTTGGTGGTTCTTCAGACGTAACACTAGATCTCTCTACTGCTGGTGGTGACATTTTTGTCGACGGTTTTGACTATGACGCTGCTGCCGTAGGTGCCTACGGTGCAGCCGATGCTGACTTCCGTCCGGTAGTAGTCGGCGGTGCCGCTGATAACCTTGATGTTACTATTGCAACTGCTACCACTGCCCCAACAGGCGGTGAAGTGCGAGTTTGGGCTGTCCTAATGGACATCGATGACTCTGGTTCAATGGTTGCTGATGAGGTTTCACGCGACGTTGCATAATTATTGTATTGGGGCGGGGCTTCGGTCCCGCTCCTTTACTTTTGGGATTTTTTATGGCAACAACTTTTCTTACATTAGTAAACGACACGTTACGCCGTCTAAATGAAGTTGAGATTGCCTCAGCCGATTTTGCGACGGTTATTGGTTTTCGTGCTCAAGTAAAAGATGCAGTCAATGCAGCATTGCATGAAATCTCACAACGCGAATACTTTTTTCCTTTTAACTTTACTACAGGCAGTTTAACGCTAGCTTCTGGTACAGATACGTATATACTAGCTGCTAATGTTAAGTTAGCTGATTGGAACACGTTTAGAATTAACTACGACGCGGGCAATAATTTTTCTGCTCGTAAACTTCGTCAAATAGATTACAATAACTATCTCAGTACGTATTTCGAAAGGGATAGCGAGGCAGGATCAGGTGATTACGATCAGCCCATGTATATCTATAAAACTCCTGGCGGTAGCGCAGGATTTACCCCTATCCCAAACGCAGCTTATTCAGTTTCGTATGATTACTACGCTTATCATACAGACTTAACTTTAAGTACAGATACCATGGTAGTTCCTGATGCTTTTAAGCATATCGTAGTTGATGGCTCTGTATATCACTGTTATATGTTTAGGGACAATTCTCAACAAGCCGCAATCGCCAAACAAAAATTTGATTTGGGGATTGATCATATGAGATCTCTCCTGATTAACACAAACCGTCTTTTAGAAGTACGCGATACACGAGTTTCTAATTTAATTAATACTCCGACAGGGAGTATTTAATGGATAGTTGGAAAGACGTTACGATATTATCTCGTGGCGGTCTATACACAAATGAAGATGCTCTTGTACTAGCTGCTAACAATCCAGGGGCAGCTATTCGTATGTTAAACTTTGAAGTGTCACAATTTGGCGGGTATAGACGTATTAGTGGTTTTGAGCCTTATGACGCGACATATCCAACTGCTCCTGGTTTAGGTAAAGTTTTAGGTGTCTGGATTCATAACAACACAGTATACGCTGCCAGACGTAATTCCGGCGATGAAACTGGTTCTTTAGGGACAAATCCTTTTGCAGTTACAACAGGAAGTGCTGCTGTTACTGTAACTCATGTTTCACACGGATTAGCAATTGGCTCCTTTGTTACTTTTGCAGGATCTTCTACAGTTGGCGGGCTTGATTTAAACGCTGAATTTGTTGTTACTTCAACTCCCACTGCTAATACCTATACTTTTAATGCTTCAGCAACTTCAGATTCAACTACTTCAGGCGGCGGCGCTTCTGTAACTTATTCATACAGTTATTACTATTCAGTTTATAGATTTACCGCTGGGGTAGGTTGGGGTGCTGATATTACCAATGGTGATAGATCCGCAATTGGTATTAATAAACTGCGAACTACAGAGCATAGTTTTACAGGCTCAGAAGTTCATATTTTTACAGATGGTGTTAATCGTCCTTTTCGTCATAACGGAGTTACATATATTGAAATATATGATCGACAAGGGACATCAAATACTGATACCGAAGATCAACTGTCGAATATTTTTGATACTAATAATGGCGATGCTACAGTAAATGTTACTCATGTAGGTCATGGTCTTGCCGTAGGTGACACTGTACGATTTAGTAACATCGATGTAAATTTAGGCGGTCAAAATGCTAATAATAAAGACTATACCGTCACTGTAATCGTTGACGCCGATAACTATGAATTTGAATTGGATTCTGTGTCAACTGTAGCATCTCAAAACAATGTAGGCGGTACGGCAATAAATTGGTTTTACACTTTAGCCGGAACAAAAAATATACTTTCAGCAAAGTACAACACGGATTTTAGAAATCATATATTTTTTGCGGGGATGTCTGATAATCCAAACTTTTTAGTTTTTAGTTCTCCTAATACAGATTTAAGTTATCTAGTAGCAACTGGCGCTGGTGTTATTAACGTAGGTTTTACAATTACAGGAATTAGAAAATTCAGAGACAATTTATATGTTTTTGGATCGGATAGAATTAAACGACTTGTAGGTAATAACTCTTCTGATTTTGTTTTACAGGAAGTAACTAATAACATTGGTTGTATCGCTTCGGATAGTATTATAGAAATCGGTG